CGACAGCTAAACCAGTACACAGGGAGTGCAACGATGGATGGATTCGTTTGGTTTCTCGTCATGGTCGGCGTGGTGGTTGCGTTCGTCGGCATGGTGCGCAAATCGAGACGCGAAGCGCAGGAGCGGCGCGAGCTAGAGGACCGCACGACACGCCTCGCGCAAGGCGTTGCCACCCCCGCGCGGCGTTCGCCGGCGCCCGCTGCCAAGCCTAGCCGCGCCATGCGCACCGGCTGGAGCCTGGGCGAAGTGGCGTTCACCTATGAGGACTCGGCCGGCGACGTGACGTTTCGCACCGTCACCCTGCACTCGGTGACCGCCACGCACCTCAAGGGCGAATGCCACGACCGCGGCGCGGAGCGCACCTTCCGCGTCGATCGCATCATCGGCGACGTGGTTGACCTGGAGACGGGCGAGCTTCTGCGCCCGCGCAGCCTGGCCCGCCATTTCGGCTGACGGAACTATGCACCGTTCCGCCTGTCGCTGTTCCACCTGCAAGGAGACGCAGCCATGACCACCGTTCACGCCACCCACGACGACCTGCCCGGCGCCTTCGGCGAGCGCCTCGCCCAGGAGCGCAAGCGCCTCGGCCTGGCCATCCATGAGCTGGCCCATCTGGCCGGCATTACCGACTACCAGCAGAAGCGGTACGAGAACGGCACCTCGACGATGCCGATCGACTATCTGCAGGCGCTGGCCGCGCACAGCGACGCCGACGTGCTCTACATCATCACCGGCACCCGTAGCCGCTGAACCACCCACACAAGGACGTTCCCATGCGCAAGATCCTGCTCGGCCTGCTGCTGGCCAGCCCGCTCGCCCTCGCCGCTCCGCCGAAGCTGATCAGCTCCGACGAGTTCGGCGCCGACTGGCCTTTCACCACCGAGGAAATGCACCTGCAGTGCCTGCCCGGCAATGCCGTGGTGGTGACCGATCCGGAATCCGGGCGGATGTACGCCGTGAACGGTGCGGCGAACGGCAAGGCGCGCGCACTGGGCCTTGAGCCGCTTGCCACGGTGTGGCGTGATGACCCGGCGATCAAGGGCGCCAAGGTACCTGTCGGCAAGGTGCTGGAGCGCGGGCTCGCGCTTTGCCAATGACCCCGCGCGGTCTGTGCGCATTGTTGACGCGTTGGCAAAATGCCATCCCTCATATACTGTATGGCTATACAGTATTTGCGTATGGAGTTCGCGCATGTTGTCGAGTCAGAAGGAAGTCCGTCAGCTGGTCCAGGAAGTGCAGCAGGAGGTGGTTGCGCTGACCCAGACGGAGCGAATGCTGCTGCGCTGGTACCGCCAGTGCTCCACCGAAGACCGCGCGCATGTGGTGCGCTTCGTCTCCGCGCTGGCCGAGACCGGCCAGAAACATTGAAGGCGCCGAAAGGCGCCTTTTTATCTCATGAGCGCCGCTTGCGCGGACGCCCCATCCGCCCCTTGATGCCAAGCTGCGCTGCCTTGTTGCGCACCGCCTGCGCGCTTCTCCCGAGCCGCTCTGCCAATACGGCCGCGCCTACCTGCTCGTAGTCTCTGGCGACCACGTCAAGCTCCTCGGCGCTGAACGGCCGGCGGGGCTCTTTGAACGACAACCCCATTTGCCTTGCCTTGAAGTCCACCGCGACAGGGGTGCGCTGCAGCATGGCGGCGATTTGCGAAACGGGCTTCTTCCCCCAGCAATCGCGAATCAGGGCCTCTTCTTCTGGCGTGTAGCGAGGCATGCTCGGCAGCTGCTCGAGCAGCCGGAACACCAGCAGCATACGCCGCGTAAGAGGCATTCTGCGGTGCGTTGCGGCCGTTGGCGACGTGCGCCAAGCCTCAAAAACGTTACGGTTGACCATCGCCAGCTCTGCAGCGAGGGCGTTGCTCAGCGGTTTGCCCAGGTACCGCGCGGCCCAGCGCTTGAGTCCGTCTAGGAATATGGCCTGATCTACGTCGCGCAACACATCCGGGTCTGTCGATAGTGTTCGCTGGCTCAGCCATTCAGCCGTCATGTCACCGAACCTCAGCACACTGGCTGCGCCACCAGCGCTCTACGGCCTCGACGACCGCCACCTCCTGGGCGTAGGACAGCGCGGATAGCTTCTGCTGCAGCGCGGCGGGGTCGACGTCCCATTTCTCGGCGAGGCCGTCCTCGACCGAATCCTCCCAGCCCATCGCCAGGCTGCCGCGGATCAGCTCGGCCGGCTCGCTGAGCGTGCCGTTGAGCATGTCGCGCAGGGCGCTCCACTCGGCTTCGCTGAATTGTTTTTCGATGCGCTCGCGGCGCAGGATCTCGGCGTAACGGTCGCCGATGACGTTGACCCGCTTGCTGGTGGTGATGCCCGTCTCGTCTCCGGTCACGCCGATGATGGCGTCCAGCTGCGGGCCGATGTGAATGCCGGCTTTCTTGGCCATGGTGGTGCTCCAGGTGAGAGCCCCGGCGGCTGGCCGGGGCGGGTCAATTACAGGTCGCGGCTGCTTTCTGAATCGCAGAAGGCGCCCCAGGCAGCCTCGCCCTCGTTCTGGACGATCGCTTCAAGCGCCTGCTCGTCTTCGAGGGAGTCGGCCCAGACGGTGCGGCTGGCGTAGCCGGCCAGGTCGCCGTGGTAGGAGACGCGCACGTCGTCGGTAGCGAACCCGGCACGCTGCAGCGCTTCGCTCAGGCGGCCCTCGAGGAACTCGGCGTAGGCTTCGCCGGCGGCGTCGATGTCGTTCCACTCGGCGCCGATGCTGTCGGACAGGATTTGAATGCGGACGGTTGCTGCTTTCATGGTGTTGGCCTCTGTGCATGCCGTGACGTTGTGCCCGGCTTCTTCAGTGGCGGGTGCGTTGCGCGCCCCGTTGATGTGAATAATAGGTGCACCTTGGTGCACCGTCAAGCACTGATGGCAAATTTCCGTGCTCACATGCACATCGGCGCGCCGTCGCGCCCTTCCCACTCCTCGTCCACCAGCTCCCAGGTCGATAGCGGCCGCCGATACGGCACCGGCTCGGCCGTGGGTTCGCTCAGGCGTTCGCTTGCTGCATCCGCTTCCATTCCCGCTCCACGGCGCGCTGGGCGCTGGCTTTGCTGGCGTAGAGGTGCAGCAGACGGCGCGGCCGTGTCTGGTCCCCTTCGGTGAGTTTGTGCTGAGTGCCTGCCTTCTCGTCGCGGTACCAGGCGACAATCCCGGTATAGCTCCCCTCCTCGGCCAGCTCGGCGATGTCGTCGGCGTCCGGCAGCTTGGATTCCAGCTCGAGCGAGGTGGTGTAGCTGTCCGGCGTGAATGAGTGCCGCACGTTGGCGCCGAGCCAGACCACGGCGTCGATGTCGGCCTTCACGCCGATCAGGCTGTAGGTGAGTTCAGGGATCAGGTCCGGGCGGCCCTTGGCCAGGGTGTAGCTGAGCGTGGCGGTGCCGCGCTGCAGGCGGGACCACTCGGCGCGGGCGGCGCGCAGGGCGGCCTCCTGGTCGGTGTAGGTGTGGCGAAGGTCCTTGAGGTTGTCGCCGCCGCCGGCGATCGCCTCCTTCTTCTCCGCGCTGTTCAGCTCGTAGTAATAGGCGCGCACGCCGCTGTAACTGTCGCGGTCGGCCTGCAGGTAGCGGTGGTTGTCGCCGTCGGCACGGGTGAGCGTGATGTGCGGCAGCGCGGCGCCGCTGGCGGTGGTGCTCTTGCCGGCGGGCATGAACAGCAGGCGCCCGGCCTTGATGCTGGCGATCGCATCGAACTGCTGGCCGAGGCGGCTGAGCAGGTTGGCGTCCGACTCGTTGGCCTGGTCCACCTGGGCGAGCTGGATGACCGACAGCGCCGCGCTGATCACCGGGCTGAGCCCGTAGGCAGCGGCCACGGTCTGGACGATGGCGCCCAAGGTCTGCCCGCTCCAGCTGCGTTCCTTCTTGGCCTTGAGCCCCTCGCGCAGGTCGGCGCTGCGGGCGCGGATGTTCAGCACGTCCGGTGCGCCGCTGTGCTCGACCTCGTCCACGGTGTAGCTGCCCTTGTCCACCAGGCCGGTGTCGTGCCAGCCGAGCCAGAGGCGCACCACGGCGCCGCGCGGGGGGATGGCCAGCAGGCCGTCGTGGTCGCTGAGGCTGATGCTGAGCTGGTCGGCCTCCATGCCGCGGTTGTCGGTCAGCTCGATGCTGATGAGGCGCTGCTCGATGGCGCTGGTGATGTCCTGCCCGTTGACTACTACGCGGCAGATCGGCTGCGGGTAGGCGGTGGCGTCGCGGTACTTGTCCGCCGCCTGCTGGGCGTAGCCCTTGGCCTGGTCGAGCAGGCCCTTGCCCTGGGTGAGCAGTTCCTCGATCACAGCAGCCTCCGCAGGAGGTTGCCGCCGGCGGCGATGGCGCTGCCGAGCAGATCCACCCGGCCATCGTCGATTCGTTTGAGCGAGAGGGTGAACTCGATGCGGCGCGCCTGGCCGTCGCGGAAGAACAGCGTGCGCGTCTCGCTCAGGCTCTCGATGACCCAGGTGCCGTAGATCTTCCCGGTGCCCTCCACCAGCGGCCAGGCCTTGCCGGTGTCTGCCATGGTGCGCAGGGCGTCCAGGCTCAGCTGGCTGCCGGCCAGTGCGGGCAGCAGCACGCCCGGCAGGGTGATGCTGTCATCACCGCGCCCCAGGTACTGCCGCGCCGGGTTGGTGCCGATGCGGTTGGTGGAGCCGTGCCGCCATTCCGTCTGGCGCTGGAATTCCTGGTAGGCCAGGGTCTCCAGGCTGAACACGAACATGCCGAGGGCCATCATCATGGGCCATTACTCCTGGTAATCAGTCCTGGTCGAATAGGGACGAGCGGGCACGGGCGCCCTTCTCGCGCTCGATGCGCTCCAGCTCGGCGCGCACCATGCGCGCGATCGCGGCAGGGTCCATGCCGGGCGCGGCGGTGATGTTGACGTTGTAGGTGTTGCCACCTGCGCCTGCTGCTGCAGCCGGCGCGCGCGCCGCCAGCGGTGGGCGCGAGTCGAGCGGTACATCGGCGGCCAACGCGGTAGAGGCGCCCGACTCCATGCCGGCGAGCGCGGCGAACGGGTTACCGGCGCTGGCCAGCGCGCTGCCGCCGGCATCGGCCAGGCCCTGGCCCACGCCTTCCATCGCCGCGAAGGGGTTGCCCTGCCCCTGCTCGAGGCCCACCGCCAAGCCGTCCATGGTGTGGCCACCGAGCTCGGCGAACACCCGCGACGGCGAGTGGATGCCGAGCAGGTTCTTGAAGGTGCCGATGACGCTCTCGGCCGCGCCACCGATCGCCGCGGTGAGGTTGGGGAACATGCTGGTGAAGCCGTTGATGAGCCCCTGCACCAGGTTGCCGCCGAACTCGCTGAATTTGCTCGGCAGCTCCACGCCGAACCAGCCCAGCACACCGGCGAACGCGCGGTAGAACAGGCCCAGCGGGCTGAAGTTCAGCAGCAGCGCGCCGATGCCGGCCAGCCCACCGGCCACGCCCTGCTTGATCTCAGCCCAGATGCCGCCGAAGAACGGGCCGACGCGGCTCCAGTTGGCGTAGATCAACGTGGCGCCGAGGGCCAGCACGCCGATCAGCGCACCCACGGGGTTCGCCATGGCCGCGGTGGCGACCAGGCGCAGCCCGGTGGCGACCAGCGGCAGCGCGGTTTTGCCCAGGTTGAACAGTGTGGTGGCCAGGCCGCCGCCCTTGATGCCGAGCAGCGTCATGCCGTAGCGCAGCACGGCGAACGGCCCGAGCATGCTGGCGATCGCCAGGGTGAGCCCGCCCATGCCAGCCATGAGAATGCCTATGCCCGCGGCGGTTTTGACGATGTTGGCGGCCAGCTTGGGGTTCTCGGCGATCCAGCCCTTCACCCCGCCGATGATGCCGGTGATGGTCTGGGTGATCTCGCGCATGGGGCCGTTCTGCTGCTCCTGCAGCTGGATGCCCAGGTCCTCCCAGGCGCTGCCCATGGCCGAGAGGTCGCCGCGCAGGTTGTCGGCCATGGTCTTGGCCGTGGCGCTGGCCTCGCCCTCGGTGTTCTTGAGGGTGCTGACGAACTCCTGCAGCGCACCGCTGCCGGCCTGCTTGACCAGGACCTGCAGGCCTGCGACCGCTTCTTCGCCAGCGATGCCCTTGAGCAGGCCGGCGCGCTCGGCGTCGCCCATGTTCTTGGTTTTCTCGTAGATCTCCTGCAGCACGGTGGGCATATCGCGCAGGTTGCCCTGGGCGTCCACGGCGCTGATGCCGAGCGTATTCAGGGCGTCCGCTGCAGCCTTCGGTGGTGCGCTCAGGCGGTTGAGAATGGCGCGCAGCGCGGTACCGCCCATGCTGCCCTGGATACCGGCATCCCCCAGCTTGCCGGCCATGGCGGCGACGGTCTCGATGTCCTGCCCTACGCTGGCGGCCACGGGTGCGGCGTACTTCATCGTTTCGCCGAGCATCTGCAGGTTGGTGTTGGAGCGGGTGAAGGTGCCGACCAGGACGTCGCCCAGGCGCCCGGTTTCGCTCGCCTGCAGGTTGAAGCCGGTGAGGATGTTGGAGGCGATGTCCGCCGTTTCAGCCAGGCCACTGTCGCCCGCCTTGGCGAGATCCAGCATGCCGGGCATGGCCGCCTGGATGGATTCGGCCTTGAAGCCGGCCATGGCGAGGAAGCCCTGGGCTTCTGCCGCCTGCCCCGCGGTGAACTGGGTGCTGGCACCGAGCTGGCGGGCCTGCTCGCGCAGCGCGGCCATTTCCTCGGACGCGCCATCGAGGCGGGTCAGCGCCTGCACCTTGCTCATGGCCGCGTCGAACTCCAGCCCGGGCGCCATCAGCTGCGCGCCGGCGTAGAGCATGCCGCTGCCGGTGGCCAGCCCGCCGGCGCCACTGGCGGCCATGCTGCCTGCCAGCTGCTGGGTGCGGTCGTAGTCGGCCTTGGCCTGGCCGAGGCGCTTCTGCTGGGCGGTGAGCTGCTTGAGGCGCTGCTCCTGCTGGCCGAGCGTCTGGTTGGTGCGCTCGATGCGCTGGCGCAGCTCGCGCTCATGGTCGGAGAGGTTGCGGGTGCTGATACCCGCCTCACCGAGCTTGCCGCGCAGGCCCTGCAGCTCGCGCTGCTGCTCGTTGTGTTTCTGCTTGAGGGCGTGGCCCTGGCGGACCGCGCTCTGGAATTCACGTGTCAGCGCCCGGGTGGGCGTCGCGGTGGCGGCCATCTCGCGGGACAGCGCCTTGATGCGCTCGCGGTTGGCC